TACTGCCGGCAGCACATTGAACCGCGGCCTCCGCGTAGCGAAAGCACGCCAAGGTGTTATGAACCGTGGTGAAAGTGCGATACGTAACCAGCGCCTGAAAGATCGGTTGCAGCTTGCCAGAACAGGTATGAACCGCAAGGGGCAGGCACTGCGGCTTCAGTCACTCGGCCAGCAAATCCGCTCCGGTGTTGACATCGGTGTGCAGGGTGCGAAGGACGACGCGCGTGCCTCCACTGCAGGACTGATCGGCACAGGTCTCGGCGCCGCCGCAGGTGTCCTCCGCCAGAACAAACTGAACAACGATTCCTACTTCGACTTCGGTAAGAAGAACCCCGACCCCTTTGACGTGAATACGTTGAGCGGTGACGAGTTCATAGGTGCTGAATTCAAGCCACAGCCGGGGTTAGCATAATGCCACTCATGGGTTTCAATCTCGATCAAGATCATGTGAGAACTGCGATGGCTCGTTCGCGCCGTGTGCACAATGACATCCCCTTCACAGGTGATCCGAACCGTGTCGGCTCGGAGCTGGAAGCCAAGGGTCTGAATGAATTCAAGGACGCTAGCAGGCGCTTCGAGGATGTGACGCAGTCTGTCGTCGACGAGTCCAACCAAGTTGGCCTCAGGCAGGCAGTCAATCAAGCCGGTACGCGATCGGGAGAAGCATTCGCTGCACAGGAAAACGCCATAGTGCGCCGACAGAAAGGGTTGGGACTGAACCTCTCCGATCGCCAGCAGAAGGCACAGACGCGTAAGTTGAACCTCACGCGGGAGCTTGCGAAAGCCAGCGCTAAAGGATCGACGCGCCGAGGCTTCCGTGACCGCGCAGATGCAGCCCGCCGAGGCGCAGGCGCCTTGGAAGATCAGGCCTTCGCCATCGAGTCGAGTGCAGAAGTTGGTCTCGCGAATGCAGCGGGGCAGGAACAGGTTCGCCTCGCACAAGAGCGGGCTGCTAAGAAGCAGTCACGCAATGCTATTATCGGATCGGTCATAGGCCTCGGTGCCATGTTCCTGTCCGATGAGAATGTAAAACTCAGTAAGCGGCCTACAGCTTCACTGCTCGACAAGCTGAAGAAAGTCCGCGTGGAGCAATGGAAATACAAGGGTGAGGACGCAGATCACATCGGCCCATACGCGCAGGAATTCAATGACACGTTTGGGGTAGGTCAAGACGACAACTCTCAGATCTCAGTGCTCGACGCCCTCGGTGTCACGCTGGGCGCTGTCAAAGAATTAAACGAGAAAATAGATGACCACGCGTAACGTACAAGCAGGACTTACTGGATTCATCCAAGCGTTCAGCGCAGTTGACGCTGTGGGTTCACGGCGCCGACGAGAGAAGCTTCTCGATGAGCGGCTGGAAGATGAGCGCGCCTTCCGCGCACAGCAGGTTGAGTTCCAACAGTCGGCTGAGGACAGGGCACAAACTGAGTTCGATGAGACCAGAGAAGCCAAAGAGAGACGTAGGGCAGGCGATGCCATTGGACTAGACCCAGCCTCTACTAATGCGCAGCTGAGAGAAGCAGCTCAGTGGAGCGCAGTTGCACAGCAGAAATTGCTGGAGCGACAGTCGCGAGCAGAAGGGACTGCCGCCCTCGGTGCCATAGGTGATGCGCAACTCGCGGCGCGTCAGGTAGCGGGCTCAGTAGATGGGGCTCGTGGCGAAGACACTGAGCAACTTAGTGGCTTATCTACTCAGGTTGGAGCTGCTCAGTTACCCGGTGACATAGCTGCTACGAGGAAGATATCCAAAGCTGAAATAGCACGGCAGCGCGGCGAAGGTGGCCCGACGCTGTTACCTAACGCAGTAGAGGCAGTAAGTGGGCTCCCCGGACTCCACGTCGACATGCCAGCTGACTTCCTGACTGGCGCCGAGATCACGGAATTTGGCAGGACCAACCCTGATGAGGCAGCGGCCATTCGTCGCCGGCAGAAAGCTGAGCTTCTTGAGGTTGACCCACGTGACGGCACAGCAACACCAGACTTTCGTGCAGCGAAGGCAGCGGGCGCTGAATTGCGATGGGTCGAAGCGCTCGACGCTAATAACGTCGCGGGCGATCAGCAGCGCCAGCTCATCAAGGAAAACCCGACTGCAGCCACGGCGCAGTATTTCGAAGCGCGCAACTCCCTCACACCAGAGACAAGGCGTGCCACTGACAAAATGATGAAGCCAGCCGTAGAGCAGTCTATGGCTGAGCAGCGTATGATATTGGATGCTCCCGACGCTGACCCCACATCACAAGATTCAAGGCGGGCGCGCACCGCATACTCACGTGCGCTCGCCGTAGACCACGCGATCGTCACCGGCTATGACCCGGCGAAGGAAGTCGGCATCCGCGCCACAGGTATCCCCAGCGGCAACGAAGAGCTTGGTGAGGATTTCAAGGGGCAGCTTGAGACTGGCCCACGTACAGACGGCATGATCTCAGATAACAAGCAGCGGCAGGCTACATCGCAGCTGATCCGTGACTATGCTAACCCGACCAAGAAAGCGTCACCGCAGCAGCTCAAGAACTTGTACATCGCTGTGCAGGCAAAGCTGATCACCCCCGAACAAGCAACGTGGGCGTCATGGCACGGTGGCCAACTGCCGGGAGCAATGCCCGAGCACATCGTGGTGCCCAAGGGCTCTACGCTGATTGCGAAGGATAGCCGAGGGAACTTCCGCCTCATTCATTCCGGTGCAGTGACTGATCGGCAGATGAACGAGATGTCTCCGAGCAGCCGGATAGCGCTCAAGACTCACTTCGATCAGTTCAACACCGCGGACGACGACAAGCGAGGTGCGCGCTACCAGAGTGCCTTCATGGAATTCCTGGGACGCACGCGCAACGTAGCGAGCAGCCAAGGCATAGACCTCAGCAGCGACATTGATTTGGTTCAGCTTGCTGCGCGCTTCCACGCTGTGTCTATGTTCAAGCGGGAATACGATGAGAACTTCTGGGAGTTTGGACCAGACTTTTTCGGCAAGCGCGACGACTACGCCGAGCACTTCGACGAGTTCGACGCGTCTGTGTACGGCACCAAGGTCGACGACTTCCTAGCTGCCAAGCACAAAACGATTCTCGACGAGTTCAGTCACATCAACGTCAATCCCATTCAGGGCGGCGGCATCGATGCTGCCGGCTACCGACAGGCACTGAAGTTCGATAACCCACCGGCGTATGCGGAGCTTAATCGCCGCGTTCCATCCGATACTGACCTTGCGGCGCTCATGCTAGAAGAGGCGCAGCGCCAACAGCTAGAGCAGTAGCCCATGGCTATTAACGTCTCTGACTTCGTAAGTCCGGAGGCTCTGTCGCAAGCCGCGGAGCCGGGGCCACTGCAGGATCCTGGCCAGTTGCCAACCGGTGGCCTGAACGTGGCCGACTTCGTCAACCTTCCCGCACCACCTAGTCTGGACAAGAATCTGTTTGAGGACTTTGGCAGTGGACTAGCTCAAGGCCATGAAGGGCTGGTAGCTGGATTCAAAGGTGTGGCATTCCTCCTCGGCCGTGAGCTGGGCCTCGAAGGCATTGAGCAGTTCGGACTCAAGGGGTTCGAAGCTGCGCAGCTTAAGGGCTCCCAGAACCAAGCATCCGTAAGCTCGCTCGCAGAGATCGAGGACAAAGGGGACTTTTTCCAATGGGCGGCACAGGGGCTCGGGCAGGCCTTGCCGTCTCTGGCCCTGATGATGACAGGTGGTGGTATTGGCGGCGCAGTGGCTCGCAAGTCAATAGAGACAGGCATAAAAAGGACACTCGCTCAGCAGATGCGTAAGCAGCTGTTGGGTAAAGGATTCTCCAAGGCAGCTGCGGACGACGCTGTTACGCGTGCCTTCCAGTCACAGTTTGCCAAGAAAATGCTGATGGACGGCATCACGAAGGGCACACCGAACGCTGAGCTGATGTCTGTCGCTTTCCGTAAGGGAGCGGCCCACGCAGTCCTACCGTCCTCTGCGTTGCCCCAGATTGGACATGTGGACATAGAGCTGCATGAGGCTGGCATAGACGCGGGCCTCACGTCGATCCTCGCTGGCACCGCAGCAGGCGCTCTGGATGCGATCCCGGCCTTGAGGCTGATGAAAAAGATGTTCCCCGGCGTCGCCCCGAGCGTCGCCAAGTCCTACGTGAGGGACATAGCGGTGGCTGCAGGGAAGCAGAAGCTGATTGAGGGCTCCACAGAAGGCGCTCAAGAAATGATCGCCATTGCTGCGCTCGCTTACCACGACCCTTCATTCGACCCGACCTCTCCAGAGAGCATGATGAGAGTCGCTGACGCCGCAGCAGTCGGTGCCTTGGTTGGTCTCGTAACTGGCGCAGGTGCACAGGCGTTCGGTGGCCGTGCTAGGACTCCGTCGACCCCACGTCCACGTAAGAAGGGAGAGGCGAAGCGACTCATCCCCTCCTTCAAATTCGAGGAAGAAAAGCCCGCCGCTCTGCCGGAAGGCTTTAACCCGGCCGACAACACGTTCTTTGATGAAGTGCGTGGCCGCGTCAATGCCGCCGTAGGGAGCGTGCTTGACCCAATATTTAATTCAACACGTGATCAGGCACAGGATGCGCTGGACGGGTTGGACACAGGCTTCAAGGGACAGCTGAACAAGGTGGGGAGCAAGATCTCCGGCCTCGTCGACAAGATACAAGGGCGCTTCATTGAAGCACACCGTGACCAGATCGATACGATCAGGCAGTTCGCCTCAGATACGGCGCAATCTATATATGAGAGCGCCAGCACATTGACTGACCCGAATGCTCGCGAGGCGTTCGTGGAGCGTGGGCTCTTCAACCTGCGGGAGAAAGTGCATGCGCTGACTGAGCCGCTCAAAAAGAAAGCCCAGTTGTCAGGGCAGAGTTTCCAGCAAAGCGTCGACTCCTTCGAGGACTTGGGCGAGTTGATCGACAAGCAGCAGCAGAAAGAGTTGCAAGAGGAGGAAGAGGCCTTTGAGCCGAGGGAGGGGCATGAAGTGCCGGTCAGGTACACCTTCGGCAAGGACAATACAGGCGGCATCAACACCGAGAACAAACTGTTCGACGCAGTGGATCCTGACGCAGCTGTCGGATGGCAGACCAAAGAGCTTGCCCTTCGACAGCTGAATAAGCTCAGAGCGCAGTTCCCAAGCGTGTCCAAAAGCGCGTGGGCGCTCAAGCAGCTGGCAGACGGCAAGTGGGTAGCTGAGGTTGCGACCTCTGAGGGCAACAAGCTCCTGACTCAGGACGCTCAGTTGAATTCAGCGATCGAAGAGGCGCGCGTGATCGCACGTGGCAAAGAGAAGCCTGGTCGACCGCGAGGCAAGATAGAGTCAGTCCGCACTCCGGGCAAACAAACAACTGTCGATCTGCGGCGTCTGGCAAATGTCGGCCGCACTCTCAACGAGCAGGCTGTGACACTGAGGCAAGGACTGATCACAGCTTTGGGCCGTATATTCGAGCGGGGCGGGATGACTCGCGGGCAGTTCCTCAGGGCAGTTCGCACGTACGATAAGGCGTTCCCGAGAGAGAAGGCCGACGCTACTAAATTCAACATAGGTAAGCGTGGAGAGGACGCTGACGTGCGCTTGCGTGATGACATACGTGAACCACGTGACCGCAAGAACATCGCCCGTAACCGAGAGCTTGAGGGTAACCTTGTCGGTCCCGAAGACGCACCTGAAGGTGACGCGCGCATACAAGTTAAGCTCCCGTTCAGAGATCCAAAGCTAGGCCCTGTAACAGCCGAGGAGGTATTGGGGCGGCGAGAGGGCAAGCAGCTTGTCGACACCGACTCTGCCGCAGACGATACCAGTTTGGCGGGCAAGACACCGAGTGAGGCGCAGGAAGCACGGCGCGCTGCACGTGAAGCGTCAGTGCCCAAGGCAGACACCGAGGTATCGCAAAGTAAAGATCGCGGCAACATAAGAACGGAGACGAAGGACAAGCCGCAAGTAGAAATCATTACCAGCGGTATATCAACCGAGCTGGAGTTGGGTGCAGAGCTGGTCGCACTTGTTAAGCGCTTCACAAATCTGCTGACAAATAAAAAGACGCGCGTAACTATCGTTGAAACCAAAGACATGAACGTCGTTGAGAATCATCCAAATTCTTCTGAGCGATTGAGAGACATGACGGGCACGATCGACTTCATGATCATGGAAGCTATATCGCCCGCGTCAGTGATCTACGATGCTGAAACAAACGATGTCTTCATCTTCATCAATGACCTCTCGCGAAACAAAGCCCAGACCGTGGGATTTCTTATGCACGAGCTTGGTCACGTCGTACACTTCGATACGTGGGCACACCTAAACAAAGCAGAGCAAGACTCCTTATGGAACGCGTTCAAAGCAGACGTCGAAGCAGGACGCACTACTGGTGGGGCGCTGCAGGGTCAGGCTGCTATTGAAGGATTTGAAAATCTTGTTGATCCAGATACGCCGTCGGCACTGTCGATATTCGAGTTCCGTGAGTGGATGGCCGACCAGTTTGTTTTATGGACAACTGGACGTAGCAAACCTCGCGGTGTGCTTAAAACATTCCTCGAGGAATTGGGCGCAAAACTCAAGCAACTCTATGATTACATTCAACAAAATCCAGGACGTATGGGCAAGTTGAACGAGACTTATGCACAGTTCGCAGATGCGGTTGCGAGGAAAGCTGTTGGGTTAAATCCCCCCGGAGTAAATTACTTTGTGCGTGAAGGACCTGCTGGACGCGGGCTCAAAACGATAATGACCCAGATGGTGGCGGACCTACCAATCACAGACCTGACCGACATCGACGCAGCGATGGCCGAGCTAGCCGCGCTTGAAGAGGCCGATGCCGATATCATTGCTAGCGGTGTTGTTGCTATACCAGTTAACCAAAGAGCACAGTTGCAGAAACGCATTGCCAAGTACCCACAGCTCGTAAAAAATGTACAGGTGTTTAACAAGTGGGTGAAGAATGCGTGGGACCTGATACTGTCGCCGGCGACACACACCATGCGACAGATTGGTATCCGCGTTCCCGTCGCGAATGAGATCGCAAACATCTTTGGGCGCAACATCGGTAAGCCCAAGGACTCGCAGAATTACCACGACCGAACATCACAGATGAACGGCTCGTGGAGCGAAAAGTTTTTTATCATAACCAAAGGCATGACGCCAGCACAGAAGGAATCACTTGCTCGCAGGCTGCAAGCCCTCGACGGTACAAGCAACAAGCCGGAGACGTTGCGTGAGCAGCAGATGCGGAAGTTCTTTGACGACATGCTCGTGTATATACGTGAGTCTGGTCTGCCTGTAGCGAAGGTCAAGAACTACTTCCCGCGCGCGTTCAACTACGAGCTGCTCACGCTGGACGAGAATGAAATAGTTGCACACCTGCAAAAGAACCACGGCATGTCGCTGGACAATGCTCGTTCGTTCTACCAGTCAATGTCGTCACCAGAGATGCGAGCAGACCAAGCACTCGGTGAAACAGCGCCAGCATTCAAGGCCATGAGGTCTCGTACTCTGACGGATTCCTTCTTCGACAAGTATCAGAGCGACACGCTCGATGGCATCGTAACAAACTACATCAACTCCGCAGTCAAGCGCGCTGAGTACAACAGGTTCTTGGGAGAGAAGGCCCCACGTGGTGCCACTCGTGCAGACGACCTTAAGAAGAGCACGTGGGATCCGAAGGGCAAGCTGAACAGGTTCATGCTAAAGGCAAAAGATCAGGGCGCAACGGCGGACGACCTCAAGACCATGGGCATGTACATCGATGCTCAGCTCGGCATGCTCGGCCGCGATAACAAGATCGCTAAGAAAGGGCGCACAGCCATGGCTGCCATGGTCGCCTACCAGAACATGCGTGTTCTCCTATTCACCGTGTTCGCATCATTCCCTGACTTGATGGGGCCATCTATCCGGGCAGGCAGCATGACAGACGCGTTCAAGAGCCTCTCAGGTAAGATGTGGATGCTGATGCAAACAGATACTGACCTCGCAGACATGGCACGCGCGTACGGAATCATCTCGCGCGAGGCGTCGAACCACATCATGACAGAGTACGTGGACAACCACTTCATGCCCCCCACACTGCGCAGAATGAACGAGGCCTACTTCAAGTGGACCGGACTGAACTGGTACACTGACTTCACGCGCAAGATGGCGCTGGCTGTAGGCGTTGACTACGTGAAGAACATGGCTCGCCGCTCCGCGGATCCGAGCATAAGATCGCGCGAGCGAATCAAAGCGCAAGCCGCGCTCAAGGAGCTGGGGCTCACCAAGCAAGCTGTCGAAGCGTGGGTAGCAGACGGCGAGCAGGTGTGGGGCAGCCAGGCATACACCAAGACCGGCAAGGCTGCGCGAGCAGACCAAGCTGTGTCTGAGTCCCTCGTACAGTTCGTCAACGAATCAATTATGCGGCCGAACGCATCACAGCGGCCGATCCTGGCTTCACACCCGAACGCCATGCTCGTGTTCCACCTGAAAGGATACATGTTCTCCATGTACGAGGTCGTGGTCAAGCGCATGATGCACAACTTCAATTTGTCCAGCACTGACTACCAGTCTGCGGCGGCGCTCATGCCGGCGGTCGCAATACTCGGCCTGACAGCTGTTGGGTTGGAGCTGCGTGAGCTGCTACAGTATGCCTTCACCGGGCGCACCCCTCCGACCGACAGGATGGGTGGCTTGGAGTACGTTGGGACTTTGGTGGACCGCAGTGGACTACTGGGACAGAGCCAGATGGCATTCGACGGGGCCAGCGGCGACCTCATGTTCCTCGGCGGGCCGGCGATAGAACAGATCGGCAGCGCAGTGATGAATCCAAGCAGATTCAAGCTGTCCAGGGCTACGCCTGTGCTCAGTCAAATGCCCTCGCTGCGACAGTTCCTATAAGGTTGCAGCCCCTTACAGTACATAGGAAACTACCACTATGGCCAACGGAAACGGAAAAGCATCAGTCCTCGATATCGCCCACCGCATAGGAATATGGGGCGGGATGATCGCGATGTTCATCTACGTGCTGAACATTGGGCAATGGGTAGGTGCCGCTGACGAGAAGTTCAAGGACGCCGAGACTGTGGAGGAGAAGCAGGATGCTCTCATACTACAGGTCAATACTGTAGCCGTTCTCCAAGCAACGCAGACCACAGCCATCGAGGCCAATAAGACAGCCATCGAGACCAGCAGGAAGGAGATCCTGGAAGCCATTAAGGAGGCGAACGAGGACTAGCTATTGCAGCCCCCAGCGCTTTGAGAGACAATCATGCCTACATTTACAAAGGACTAAGACAATGACGTCGTTATCCCCGAACATTCTGCTCGACAGAGCTATCCAAGAGCGTATCGCTACTGCTCTGGAAACCTATCCGGCTCAAGTTGGCGCTGGTGGATTCACTGTTTCGTATGTCTTCCCCGCAAAGGACTTCGGCGCTGGCTGGACTGAAGATATTCAAAGCCCCGCTGGGCTCCGCGGCAAAGTTATGAACGTCGTGCTGACTAACGTCACGGAAGCGTTCGTAGGCACCACCTCAGTAGGTCCGGTCCTCGTTGGCATACAAGGCGGGGACGCTGACGCTTACGCAATCAGTGAAGCAATGACTGCGACGCTAAGTATAGCCAACGCAACTGAGAACCTGTCTGTTAGGATGGGCGTTGTTGGGGTGATCCCCGCCGCCGATGACATCCTCGTAACCGGCCCCATAAACGTCGGTGGCGCGATCACCGGCATCTGTGATGTCACAGTCACAATCAAATACTTCGTATAGGAAACGATCATGTCCACATCAGTTGATATCCAACTAGACCGAGCCATTCAGGATCGCATTGCTACTGCTCAAGAAGCTCGTACGCGTGACGACGGTCGAGGCGCCTTTAGCATCACTTACAAATTCGGCAACGCCGCAGCCATTGACTTCGGCGCTTCTAACACTTCAGTAATTGCCCCTCCAGCTGGACTCCGCGGCAGGATCGTATCGTGTGACGTCTATGACGTCACAGAACTGTTCAACGACTTGGCGGGCGCGGGCGCGCAGGGCGCCCACGTGCTGGTTGGTACTGCAGCTGATACCAATAAATACGCCTCGATACCGAATGCCACCACTGGTTTTGTCGAACTGGCTGCAGATGCAGGTGCAAACTTCGCTATCACTGACGGCGTGACGACTGTACTGCCTGCTGATACTGACATCTTGGTTTCATTCATTCAGTCTAATCACGCTGCGCCAGCTGGCAAAGCGTCCGTCTCACTCACAATCAACTTCTTCGTATAGGAAAATACAATGGGTAGCACAGGATCACAATTCGGATCAGCCGCAATCATCACCGATCGAGCGATCCAAGAACGAATCGCCACATCGGTTGAAGCTCAATTGGGCGGCACGCCGCTATACAGCGAAGTGGATGCATTCACCATCACGTACATCTTCCCCGCTCAGGACGTTGGCGCAGGCACCAAGACCGAACTCATCGAGGGTGTCGAAGGATTTCGTGGTACAGTCAGAGCCATCACCGTCTACGAGTGTACTGAGCTGTACTCTGGCGATGACGCCTATGTTGATATTGGTATCGCAGCTGGTAACCTTGATGCCTACATCGACGGCGCGGACTTCGGCGTTGCATTGGCTGTGGGCGGGTCACTTACATTGGACCTTACTGCTGGTGTGACTGGCACGATTCCAGTCGGCGAGAACATAGCCTGCACGTTCGCTACCCCTGATACAGGCTCTGATGGTATCGCGACCTACGCAGTAACGATCCAGTACTACCTATAGCGCGTACATGACATGGCCTTCAACAGAGCCCGGCTTGAAGATCACATCAAGCGAGCCGAGGCTCCTGATGGTAAGGCCATTCGCTTCCCTTATGAGGACTCTGTTGGGCTGATCACGATTGGTTGGGGCCGGAACCTTGATGGTAAGGGGCTCAGCCTCAAAGAGTGCCAGCTCCTGTTCGACAACGACCTCCACGACGCCCTCCAAGGTGCCGCCCTGCTCCCATATTGGGAACAGCTTGATGGCCCACGGCAGATGGTGGTCGTGGATATGATCTTCAACCTCGGGTTGACCCGGTTCTTGAAGTTCATAAAATTGAATAAGGCACTGCTAATTCAAGATTATTTGCGCGCGGCCCACGAAATGCTGGACTCAAAGTGGTACACTCAGGTTGGCCGACGAGCCAAGAAGCTAAGACGAATCATGCTCACAGGAGAGTGGACAGATGGCTGACGTAAGAGATAAAGTCAGGAAGAAACTAAGAATCGACGTTGCTGAAAAGCAGACTAAAGCTGCTGTAGATGCTACGAGGAAGAAGCTGAGAATCGACGTTGCTGAGAATAAGCTGGAGGCAATGCTTGCCAAGCTTAAGAAAAAGAAAAAGAAAAAGCACGGCGGACCAAGAACAGGAAGGTAGGAACAATGGCTGACTTAAAGAAAGCACTTTCGGGTATTGCATCCAGCACGGATAGAATCGCTGCGTTTGACGCTGCCGAGGAGGCTGAAGTCGAGGCTGTTGATCCGATCGATGTTGCGGATCCGCAAGTAGTTGAAGAGGGCATAGGGATGGGCGTGCCCGCGTTCAACAGTGCAGACGCTGCAAAAAGGCAGATGCTCCTGAACAGGATGAAGGCTCTTAAAGCGCGCCCCGACTTACAGGCCCGCATTGCTTTGCAGATCAAAGCAATGGACGATGCTGCAAGGGCTCTCGCAGCTGAATAAGGAGACACCATGGCAGACTTATCACCAGCAGCGGCAAACATAGTTGCTGACTACCAAGCAAAGATCAAGACAGGCGTAGCCGCCGAAGCAATCAGTGCAGGCGAAGCCCTGTATATTGACTCGACCGACGACGACGAGCTGGCGCTGGCAAAGCACGACGGTACTGAGGCTGAGGCCCAGGCTGTAGGCATTGCTATTGCTGATGCAGCTAACGGTGCCACCGTGACGTACATCACGGAAGGCGAGCTAGCACTCGGCTCCATACTGACCGCCGGTGTGGTCTATGGGCTGAGCGCGACGTACGGTGCTGTCGCTCCGATCACAGACACTGGCTCTTCTGACTACGTGACCGTCCTCGGTGTGGCGAAGTCGGCCGGAACCCTAGAAGTCAAGATCATCATCAGCGGCGCCACTCTGGCGTAGTCTCATGAGCTTCCGAGAAAAGCTCAATTCCCGCAAGTTGTGCATGGCAGCGGGATGCATCCTCATAGCCACTGTGTTACTTGTCGCTGAGAGCATAGAAGCTGAGCACTGGGTCACCGTGGTGATCACCGTGGCCGGCGCATACATGGCAACCCAAGCATGGGTGGACAAAGGCAATGGCTGAGAGAAAAACTTGACGACGTGAGAAAATAACATGAATATATTTAAGAAATTGCTTTACATCCTCAGCTGGATACCACTGGGCATCCTGAACTTCGCACTGCTCTTGGTGGGCATCCCCATTGTCGCGCTCTTCGCTGGCCTTGACCAGACAGAGTGGCCACGCTGGACGTGGCTCTGGCAGAACGAGGAAGACGCCGGCGAACCGTGGTGGTACATAAAGAGATTCCCTGATGGCTCCCCTTGGCTGCGCATACGCCTCGGTGAGAACATGGGGGGCTTCGATCCGAACTACCTGATCGTGTTCGCCCGCCACAACAAGTGGGTACGCCAGTGGAAGTATTCAGCGTTCCGCAACCCGGTCAACAACCACCGCTTCCTAATCACAGAGCCAACGGAATACAATTCAGTCGGTCACCCCGGCGCGTTCGAAGCTGAGCCGCAGACGCTACTGCTAGGGAAGAGACGCTCGTGCTCGGGCTGGCGATGGTCAGGGTTCTTCGCAGGGTACAAGCGTACGTGGCTCAAGGGTCCTGGAAAATACTCAGAGATTTATTTTGGTTGGAAGGTGGGCAGCGAAGTGCCCGGCTTAGGATTTACGGTGCAGCTGCGATTCAATCGAGACTACGTGGCGTATTTATAATGAGTAAAATCATAGGGTTGCTGTTCAAATCCGCAATTGGTCGCTGGGTAACTGGGGGATTAGTCATTTTGTTACTAGGTAGCGCGGGGCTGATGTGGCATAATCACAAGCAGGGATTGCGCGAAGAAGGAAAACAAGAATGCATACAGGCAGTCAACCAAGAAACTCTTACGATACTGCAGGAACAGCTTGCCGCGGAGCGGGCTGTAAATGTAGAGCTAGTGAAGTTGGGTGTCGCCAGAAACGCTGTGAATGCGGAGGCGACTGCCCGACACCGAAGTGCGGAGGCCAAGGTGTCGGAATTGAAAAGACAAATAGCGGAGCAGGAACAGAATGATGAACCATACAATGCGTGGGCTAACACTCCTCTTCCTGCTGGTGTTGCTGCAAGGCTGCAGCTCCTCAGCGCCGGAGATAATTAGAGTTCCATACGAGAGGACTATCGTTGAAAAAGTCTACGCCCCCGAAGCGCTTCTGGAACCGTGCGCCGTCCCTGACTTGGTTGCGCTCGAAACCAACAAAGATATTGAGACCGCCCTCGGGGAAGCTATTGTTTCTCTCGAAACGTGCAACAAGGATAAAGAGCGCATCCGAGAGTGGGAAGCCGAGTAAGCCATGAATTTCGTTAGGGATTTCTGGGACATCATCTGGGAAGTTCTCGGGTGGTTCCAAGTGATCACGTTCCTCGACGAGTGGGAAGAAGGCGTTGTCCTCCAGCGTGGCATCTACCGTCGCACTGTGAAGAAAGGCTGGTGGCTGCACTGCCCACTAGAGATCGACGAGTTCCACACGATGAACGTCAGGCCCACTGCCATGGAGCTGGCAGAGCAGGCACTCACGACGCGCGACAACAAGAAGATCATTTGTCGCGGCGTACTCATGTGGGCCATCTTCGATATCAAGAAATGCATCCTCGACGTGGAGGATGCCAGCGACTCACTCAATGATCTCGCTGTGGGTATCATCCAAGAGCAGGTTGAGATGCAGGACTGGGGATATATCCGGAGCCCTGAGTTCCGTGCTGACGTGAAGAAAGCACTGCAACGACACGCTCGTGTGTGGGGTATCAGCGTGAAGAAATTCAAGTTCCAAGACCTCGTCTTGGCTGACTCACACAAGGTATTCGGAGGACTGGCAGAATGAGATTCAGGCGGCGAGAGCCCTACCGGTGGCGCAAAGGCGACTGGTTCCTCGACAAGAAGTCCAAGAAGGTACGCACGTGGCCACTGAAGCTGGGGATCATCCTCCTTGGCGGCTACAGCCTGTTCATGACAGGCAATGAGATCTACCGAGCGGCCAACGAAGAGGGCTACGAGCGAGGGATCAATAAAGGCTACCGGGCGGGCCACAAAGCGGGCCAAGAGTCAGTGGCGTGCCCACAGCCGTGGCAGACAAGTATGGCAGCCCCTGCCATAATCGACTAAGCTCTCTATAGGTAACCCACCGGACAAATTAGCATGGCCAGAAATAAAGCAGGATTCAGTATCAACTCACTCGACCCCAGGTTGCTCGCTGCGGCTGGCCGTGTCGATGGCGTCACATCTATTGTTACGCAGGGCGTTAATGCAGCCGTAGGCACAGCGTATGAAGACGTGTGGATACCCGGCGGGACGTTGGTTCACTTGACCGCGGCCACTGTTCTTGAGCTGGCGTCGTCTGATAACACACAGGACAAAGCCGCTGGTGCAGGCGCACTCACCGTGCAGATAAGGGGCTGGGATGGCGACTATGCGGAGCTGAACGAAACGATGACGATGAACGGCACCACGATGCTAACCACCACTGGTTTGTTCTTGGGCGTTAACTCTGCGCGGGTCCTGACTGCCGGCTCCGAGCTAGATCCCAAGGGCATTATCGATATCGCTGATGACGCCACTACTTGGGTAGCTGGTGTCAACCAAGACGCCACTAAGACTGTGGCATATCTCCCCGCTGGTGCCGTCGAGACGCAGCAGGCCTTCTACATGGTGCCTGCCGGCTTCACCGGCTACCTGACTGGCGTGCATGTGACCCCAGCGCCCGGCAAAACTATAACGTACCGCTTGCGGGCGTACGACTTTGCAGGCTCCACCGAGCGCACGGTGCACGAAGGTGTCGTGCCCGACGGCATCGAACTTGACAAAGCCCTCCCATTCATACCAATCGCTGAGAAGACTCTGCTCCGCTTACAGGCCAAAGTGAGTGCCACCACTGCTTTGGTAGCAGGTGGATTCGAAATGACTTTGATAGACAACTCCAAGGTATAAGGCATGTCAGAAGTAATCGCAATTGCCACGACCGTAACCACGGACACGAACACAGACTACACAGTTCCGATGGCCTACGGTCACCCGGAACTATTTCTGCAGGTCGATATCAGCGGCACGTATACCATACAGATCCTCGGCAAGCTGCATGCAGACGCCTCATACGTTGAGGTCGTTGCAGCGGCGACGGCCAGCTACATCCAGCCAATTGCGTTCATGCCGTACCTGCGTATCACCACTTCGGGAGGAGCCGACACGCCCATCATGAGCGCGTGGATTATGATCGGAGACACACCGTAATGGAAGTAATCACGGTCGTAGATGCCACAGTTGATGACGAGACCAACGACGTCACGTTGCCGACTGCCTATGAGCACTCGGAAATGATTATTCAGGTCGAGATCTCAGGCACGTTTACCGTGCAGGTGCTCGGCAAGATACACGCGTCAGCCACGTACATCGAGCTGATCGCTGAGGGGACAGTTAACGTACTCCAACCGCTGGCGTACATGCCGTACATCCGCGTCATCACTTCGGGCGGAGCCGCCACACCTATCTGTAGCGTGTACGCACTGATTGGCGACGCCCCATAGCAAGGGGGGGATCATGCCTCTCACCTTCACAGTAGCTCGTGGCCTTACCCGAGAAGTGACCCGAAGCCTCACTCGTGCTAGCGGTGGCGGCGGAGCCAGCCCCTTTGACAGCGTCGTGTTGCTGCTCGACTTCGCTGGGGCCGATGAGGCGACAGACATTACCGACCTGTCCAACTCTGCGCACGTAGAATCAATGGACGGGGCGGCTCAAGTAGATACCGGCCTGACGTTCTTGGGTGAGAACACTATACTCTCTCTTAATAACGCCGACGTAATAGTGTACCCGGACTCAGCGGATTGGGATTTCGGCACTGGCGACTTCACTATAGAATTTGGGTGGTACTTCGCCGGTTCAGTTCCGGCTTGGGCGGCACCTATGGGTGGTGGATCAGGTACTACCGGGTGGAGCATAGTCCATCAGAACGGGATACCGCAAATCCGATGGACAAACGGAGTTACCTTAGTTAAGACAGAGACTTGGGCACCTGTGCATAGCACTTGGTATCACTTCGTCGTTTGTCGAGAAGGTACAAACTTGCGCATCTTCGTAGATGGTGTGCAGCTAGGCACCCCGACTACGGACTCTACTAACATCACCGGAGCGACCGGCTTGCACCTCATGGAACAGCTCGCCGCTACCAACACATTCGACGGGAGCATAGGCGCTGTCCGCATCGCTAAAGGGCATGCGTTCTACACAGAGAACTTTACCGCTCCCACGGAATTCTACCCAACCTCCTAGAGGGCCAGCTATGTCCCTCACCCCACCAGTGACGCGCTCACTTACTCGGGAAGTGACCCGAAGCCTCATTCGTGCGACCGGCGGCGGCGGCGCCAGCGATCCCTTTTTTGACAACGTCGTGCTGCTGCTTGACTTTGCGGGGGCCGACGAAGCCCAAGCGGCTACTGACCTGTCCAACAGTCCCCACGTAATTACTTTCAGCAGCGACGCCGAACTCGATGCTGACCTGCCATTCATAGGCGAGAACAGCTTACTTTTACCAGGATTCGATGAGCTAACTGCTCCCAACCACGCTGATTGGGATTTCGGTACTGGCGACTTCTGCATTGAGTTCGGCGCCAGATGGGCAGCGGAGACGATCCCTGGGGACGTGGTTATATCGGGCTCTGTGCCTTCTACAAATCCCGGCTGGTACATATACGCAACCGGAACCACGCTGCGGCTAACGGTAAACAACGGGATCTTAACGCAGGAAAATCACGGGATGACAGGACAAACGTGGTACCACCTGGCTGTGTGCCGGATAGGTACGGACTTACGAATGTTTGTCGATGGCGTACAGATCGGTAGCGGTGTCACAGATTCTACCAATATTCTACAGTCGTCGGGTGTGCTAATGATAGGCGCCTTGCAGGAGCACAACGCTGCGATGGATGGCAATATAGGAGCGCTACGCATAACCAAGGGCGCAGGACGGTACGCAGAAAACTTCACTCCGCCGACAGAATTCTACCCCCGCTCCTAGACGAAACCCTCAGGATGTAGTAGTGTTGGGGGGTAATGAAAAAGCTCACTCAAATCGTCATAGCTATTCAGTTTGTGCTGATGCTGGCTCACTGTGCAACCTCAACCGACGAGCTGTACAGCGAGTATACTGCCTGTCGCGATCAGACCCTGCATCCCAAGATAACTGAGGCCGGCATCGTCATGGTCCACAAAGATGGCACTCCCATCATGGTGTACGATACAGGCGCTTGCTCTGACGAACTGGTCAAGTGGGAAAAGGCCCACGCTATGAAAGAAAAGCGTCGGCGCGAACGAGAGGCCTATCAAGCTGCAGTAAACGCTTGTGGTGATAACCAAGCGCTGGTCTGTTATTCACGTGGTGCGACGAAATGTATTGGCAGAGACGGGCGCCTTGATTCACGCTGCGTTTGCGAATGCCAGAACCCACGCGCTCTATTTAATGGCATTTGGTAGGCCCACGGACAGTCACTAAGTAAAAAATTTTTAAGCGGCCGTTGGCGTTGGGGGGATGTCAGTGTCAAACTCTTCATCTTCCAGTACAGGCATCACTTTCAGGAGTTTGGTGGTGGGGGTACCATCAGGTTTGTTGCCCTGCTTCTGCAGGTGACGAGCTATCTTGTCAGCCTCTTGTATGTTGTCTGCGTCGATGATCCGCTCGTGTGGGAGCAGTAGGTGAACTGTGTACTTCATGGGTTGGCCTCCCGGAATGCTTTGCAGAATCCTGGCGGTGAGGCGGCGCGCAGGTTCGCTCGCTCCGGACCCGGAGCCATATTGTGCATCTTGGATCCTTCGGTGGGTTCAACCCACGCTGATTGTAATTTGATAGGCATGACGTACTTGCCCCACAGACACGTGCGCTTGGTGTAGGGGTCGCCATACTCATTGGGCTGGTACGTGTGTTGCCACGGTCCCAGCCATCTTGTGAGGCGCCCGACGGGGTTCTCTAACACCCACCACTCGGGGTCGTGCACCATAATGATCCGCATGCATGCGTCGACGAGGGCCAGACCTTCCAGCAGGGGAGCTTCGCCTTTGTCCTTCCACCATCTAGCTCCGCTGCCCGCGAATTCAGTGCACATGGGTTGGGCGATGACCCCATGAACATTTGTCGTACGTTCGAAGAGCCGTACATTTGCTCGGGGATCGCGCTGAAGATCCACATAGACAACTTCGTACTCGTCTTCATACTGTCCTCCCCATACTCCAGTGCGGTCGCAGAGCGATAGGATCTTCTTCATGACCGGATGTCATCCAAAACTGTTTGCACCGAGGCAGCTAGGTCGTCGAGCGTTCCAACGTTTTTGATCGTGTACACACCGACCATGTACTGATCGAGTCCACGTTCCGACGGGTGCTCTACACCGAGTCCTGCACCAGGACGAACAACTTTTATGATGTGCCCTCCAAGTGATTGGATGCGCAGTGCCTCGTTGTCGAAGCGCACGTCAGTAACTGCTAGGTTCTCGTTGAGTGCTTGCGGCTCTGTCAGTAACCGGTCTATCCACATGTCCTCGTGTACGCATAGGCGCCCCCACTCAGTACCGATGGTCTGCGCCAGCTGCCGTGGTGACTTGCGGTACAACGGAATCTCTGTCTCTCTCCACACCCGGTCGTCCCACAGATCTATGTGTTTGTTGAGCAGCTTACAGATCATTTCCTTGATAGGGTAAGCGAGCGCCAACAGCGCGTAGCCGTGGTTGTGCTTCAAGATTGTTCCAACAGCGTCTTTCCCCGAGCCAGCTTCGCCGGCAAGTCCAATCAGCATTCTTATTCTCCTTATAGCTATACATAATAGCGTGTGCTGTGTACATTTAGGTTGACAGACCTCGTTCCACACTGACGAAGAGTATTCTTCTCGGTCTGCCAGGCACGGCAAGTAGCTCTTACTGTGGCACGCCGTGTTGCCTCTCATGAAATGGTTTGTCTATCTTCGTTCCATTCTGCGGACTTGATCTTCATGTAGCCAGCGAGCTGGATACCTGATCGTGCTCTCGGCTTGGGCTTCATACACGCGGCCCATACGCGAGCAACTACGATGTCTTCACAGGCTGTGAAACGTTTCAGGTACTCCTCGCACTCTCCCCAAGATTTTAACACATGCCAGCCGGATTGATAAGTGTGCCCAGAGGACTGCTTGCCGGGGTTACATACCGTCTTCTTTACAGCGCGAAGCGTCTTGTCCAGAGCGAGGGTGCGGCTCCCGTGGAAGCCGTGGAACAGCGTCTTCGGCTCACCGCCGGGGCCGACACGCAGCAGGCGAAAGGCTGGGCGTAATCTCATGACGCTGCCCAGTACGCTTGGTCGAGGAAATCGTGAGCACCCATTACGCTGCGACCTTCAATGCCTTGGCGAATGCCTGCTTCTTCAAGCGGGCGCCATCCCCAAAGGCAGCTGAGTTGAACCGGGTGCCATTGTTCTGTGCACGTCGGCCGTGGTCCGTGAAGTAGGACACCGCGTTGACCAGACCCCAGGTTGTGTTCTTCGAGGTCATGTACTGCGAGCCGGGAGCTGACTCGTAGAACGAGAGCAACTTCTTGACGTTCTGCAGCTGCTTGCCTTCTGCAGCTTCGTCCTCTGTCACACCCATCAGCTCCAAGAAGAACTCGATGGCCTGCTTCTTCGTCACTCTGTAGTCAGCCAGCTGGATGACGTTGTCTTGGAATTGTGACCAGCCTGCAGTCAGGCCAAGCTGTCCTTTCACGTCCGCTGATACGAACTCAGTGGTGTGGGGAACGCGCACGATACCCTCTGTCTGGTTCTCTCCGCGGGATAGCGAGAAGCTCAGCGTGTTGTTACACACGACGCGGATCGAAGTGAACTGTGCAGTGGTCGCCGACGAGCCATCGTAGCTGGTAGTAAGCAGCAGGTACGCGATCATTTGATCCAAGCCCTTGAGCTTGAACTCCTTCCCTGTCTCTGCGAGCGCCCAGATGCGTTTGCCGTCAGCTAGTGCGCCAGCGGTGTGCATCTTGAAGCCTTCGTCCTTCACGAGGGATTCGAAGAACTCCATGCACTCCCTCGGTTGGATCGGCTTATACCGGTCGCTAACGATGGACAGACATGCGTCCACGTCGTCACGGACCAGCGCCTTGCGACCCTTGATCGGCATGTGTTTCGGAGGTATAGCGGGCGTTCCAAGGTCCGCATCGAATATGCCCGGAACTGCCTCGACGAACGGTGTCACCCATCCTACCGGGCGTTCAAGCACGGTGTAGTTGAGACCAGCTGCGATGATCCACTGATCGATGGTCTGATCAGGTGGCATTACCGTTCCGTATCCGTGCCACGGCTTCTCGCCTGTATAGGCTATCGCCGGCGCATTTTTCGTAAAATCCAAGTCATGCATGAGAGTTTCTCCTTTCGGTTGTAAATTTTGTCGTAGTTATCATCATACTGTTGCTTCGGGCATTTGCGGGGTCGGCGCTTGCTTGTCTTGCCCATGCTCTATGAACCTCTTCGTGCGGTTACCGTGGGCCTGGATGACGACATTTGATCTAAGGCCTCTTCGACCGCCATCACAAGTCTTGCATGCGATGCAGGCAAGTAGGTGGTTGGCTTCATCCGAGGCGGGGCAGGTAACTTCGTTATGAAGCTCTCTATCTCCGGCCAAGCTAGATACTCTAAAGGTACGCCACCCGCGCTCGATAGCAGCTCTTCCATCCTCGATCGAATCGCAGCTGGCCATACAGAAGTGTTGATAGCGGTCATCGCAGTACTTCCAGGCGTGAGTGTATCCGGTATACATATCCACATCTTTGGTGATCTCCTCAAGAGTTGATAAAGGAAGCGCGGCTGGGTCACCGTACGCACCTAAGCGTAGTGCTTTCCCCTGCAACAGCAGCGGATCATACGGTGGGTACGAGCCACGCTTCCAAGCTGCCCAGACCGACCGCGGTCCTTGAAAGGCTTGTACATAGCACCACTTGTTGCGGGCGGGGCAGTCGCCGCACACCGATGCGTCCTTACCGGACTTCACCGCGTGGTGTGGTGCTTCGTCTTGATGCAGGATCCATAGCTGAGCCATAGCTCCTGTTTTAGGGTTACTACTTGGTGACGTCAGGCCAGTGATGATCCCAACTATAGGGTCACCGTTGAGCATAGAAGGACCGTCGTAGACAATCATTATTATTATTCTCCAGACAAAAAAATGCCCCGCCGAAGCGGGGCCAGTCGTACCGGCGGGGGGCACCGGTGTGCCTAGCCGCTCTCAATGGCAGCCTTGACAAATTCTGCTCCTTCTTTTGTACTGAAGTCACCTATGCAGATGTACGTCAGATTTGCTAGCTTGCCGAACAGTGACCAGAAGTCAGCTAACTCTGCAGCGCAGGTTTCGCAGCATTCTCCAAGGTCAATGAGCGGACGAATTTCGTACGAGATAAATCGCTGAATCGGCACCGTTTTTCTACCTTCTTAGTATGTTTGGATCGATGGATTGGCGTTCTCGAATGGAGGCGGCGGTGGCACCCAACGTCGGGTGGGACACAAGCTTTCTCCGGCGATCTTTGCGCTCTTTCGGAATGGTGAGTAGATACTCTTCCAGCTCATCCAAGGCAGCTTGTGCCTCGATGAACGTTGGGTAGTATCCTTTTAGGTACGCAACCTTGTTGTGGTATTTCCTTACGCGGAAGCGCTGCTTGGGCGCCTCATACCAGATCCCTCTGGGCAATATAGTTGTCATTGTACTGCTTCCCTGTACGCTGGCCGAGCGACCAGCTTCTTCCTATAGTTATCGACACGGGTAGGCAAAGCCTTTGGTAGAGCGCTGCTCGTTTGTAGCCAAGCACCGGCGTATACATCCGCGAGGGAGAACTCACGGCCGACGAGGTACTCGTTTCCTCGTAGCATTGAGTCGAGGTCAGACACTATGCTGTGTCCGTTCTCAGTCTCACGTATCAGTGTGCAGATCTGTCGGATCTGACCGCGGAGTTGCGGATCAGATGGCAACAGCTCTTCGCCGGGGTACCTCTCTTGCAGGTACTGTAGCACTACATTGTGGTCGAACAGCGCAAGGCTCCTATCCTGAAAGTATGGAAGCCGTACTGTGTTTCGGGGGCTCGCAATGAGCGTCCTGATAGCAACGGGGCATTCTTTTTCCAGTGCTATCCATCGGAGAACTACTGAGTCGAACGAGTCCTCGTCAGTGTAGAGTGTGGCATCCATGGGGGCTACTTTAACACAGGGGGCTGTATTTCGCCAAGCAATTCAACCAAGCGGTTCGCAATATCCTTCGTAGATACCGCTCGCGCGAGGAAACCTCCCTTGGATATAGTCGATCCTTTCCACGATAAACCTTCCAGAAAAACGTGGCCTTCCGATGAGCCGATCAAAACACCGACGTGCCGGCCCTCCAAGTATCTCTCTTCTAACCACTGCGATTGCAGTGTAGTCAGAAGCTTCTCCGGCTGAATCACAGCAGGTAAAGACTTCAGATATTTGTTTTCCATCCACAGGTCTTGCTCCGAGCCTGAGAGCCAGGCGTCTGGCACTCCCTGAACAAAGTTCAGGTTGAGTTTCAGCGCGTACACTCGTGGTACGAGTTTCTTGCGCAGTGATTGCCAGAAGCCTGACTCATTCATAATAAGTGAGACCTAAGTAGCCCTGTGCACCGTTATCTACTCACTTGAGTTCTAGGGTAAGGTCTCGTCCCGCCATCAAAGGGTAGGCGTCCCCATATCTGAGGTGTTTAATCCCTTGATGACTAGCTTCCTTTGGTTTCCAAGTCGATCTTGCGTGTCAGCATGTCCGACCAGCGTTCCTTCAGTGCCCATGCTAAGTTGACATCGTTGTGCTTACTGACAAACGAGAACTGTAACAGCGGGTACGACTGGTGCTTGTCGAACTGCACCTTGGTGATCACCTGCACTGGCAGGAGACCATGCTCATTCTTCAACCTGCTGACGTAGGAGTCGAAGTTCTTGAGGCCACCCGGTGACACATACATCGTCATGGGCTCAGTGTCTTCATCGAGCTTCGCCGGTGCGACAAGCAAGCGACGCTGGTTCTTGCAAGCCTTGCCTCTGCCTGTCGGTGCTGAGCCCCATTCGTTCTGCGGGCAAGTCTTACAGTCCTTTCCTTGAGGCCCTTCTACCGTGCCATCCGGCACCAGCAGACCGCTCTCTGGTTTGTCACGCCCAATCGCAAAGCAGTTGGGCTGCTGTGGATTACCCGCGTTGTACACGCCGGGGTAGTGACACATGAACCAGATGAAATCAAGGACCACCACTTCTATCGGGCCGGGTTCAGACTGCCCGTCTGGCAAGGTGAACTTCTTGTCCTTGAGTTGAATCTTGTTGGATGGAAGGGCGCCGAGTTGCTTGCCCTGTTCCGCCAGCTCTTTCTTGATCTGGTCCTCGACACTTACTGGGAGGTTCTTCGTCTCTTCTTTTGGTTTACTCATCCGGCTTTCCTCAGTGAAATTGTTCGCTGCTCATAGGCATCAATGCCTGGTATCTTCTCGCCCGAGGAGTTAAGCTCTCGGAACGCCGCTGCCGCGGGTCTACGTTGTAGCAAGTGAAATCCTTGGGTGTCGACAATGTGTTGCCACAGAGCATCCCAGTCCACTACATTCGGAAGGATAGTCTTTGTTATTGTCGCAGTCCCATCGTCACTTGCGGCCTGCTTCATTCCTTGACTGTCCAATCGCTGGAGTAGTTCCATTTCCAAGGAGCGCCACTCTGCGATCAGGTCCTTGTCCCGGCCGGAGATGCGCCTTCGCTCATCCCGTACTGAGACCATGCGTGCGATTATATCACCCGTTGACAGGGGTGTCATGTCTTCTTCTTGTTTCTTTTCAACGGTTTCGGCCATCGTTATCTCCTAGGTCTGTAAAAGGTCCAGCAGCAGCTGCATGGACGTGAGCTTCTTGCCCAGCTTGGCGTAGACGTTCTCGTCGTACGTATTTCTGGCAATGATATGGATGGTCTCTGTCTTCCGTGTCTGCCCGGAGCGATAGATCCTATGGTTGAGCTGCTTGTAGAACTCAGCATTGTACGTCGGCGACGTCCAGATGGTGGTCGTTCCCTTGGTCAGTGTCAGCCCATGCCCCCCGGACTGAGGGTGAGCATAAATGTCGTCGATCTCACCGGCTTGGAACAAATTGACCGCTTCGATGCGGTGCTTGTCAAGGACAGTGCCGTCTATTATCCGGTACTTGCGGCCACGTTTGGTCGCGGCCTTCTCTAGGCCCAACCTCTGATGGCGCCAGTTGAACGCAACCACGCACTGCTCTCTGGCCTCAGCCAGATCCATCACCAGCTCGTAGCGCCCGTCGTCGAGGACCACGTGGGGGTTCTCGCTGTCCGGGCTCAGCAGGTTGGTGTACACAGCGCCCGACGCTATCTGCATGAGCTTCTGATGTACCGCTGAGGCATGTACTGCGGTCAGCAGCTGCCCACTGTCGAGGAGGGTAGCAGCCATGTCGACCATGCTGTCGTAGTGTTTGCGTAGTGCCGGCGGTAGGTCGATGTAGTACTCGGTCACCTTGTTCGGGGGGATGTCCACGCACTCCTCAAACTTGTGTCGGATGGAGAACGCGTCGATGCGATCGTAGACCACGACCTCTGAGCCTGCCTTGTCTTCCCATGTAAGGTGGTTGATGCTTGGCCCCGTCTGTCTTGGCTCGCACACGATCGATCGGAACTTCCAGAAGCTCGTGCCCAATGCCTTTCCATCGTCCAAGAGCTTGACCTGGTGCCACAGCTCGGTGATTGAGTTCGGGTTGGGTGTGCCGGTCATGCACTCTCGATACTGCATCTTCTTGGCCAGCCCATAGGCTGCCTTGGAGCGTTGCGTGTTGGCGTGCTTGTACGCTGTGCTCTCGTCGATGATGATCGTGTCGAAGTCATCCCAGTATTTCTTGGGGATGTTCTTCGTGTTCAGCAGCCACTTGGCAGCATCGTGGTTGGTGATGTAGATGTCGACGTCGTGATCTAGAAAGGCCTTCTTGCGGTTTGTGGCATAGGCGACCATGTACGACGTGCCGGGGAAGAACTTGTCGATCTCATTCCCCCACGCAGGCTGTAGTATAGACTTAGGAGCGAGTACCAAGCATTTTTTGCCGCCAGCAGTGCGCCTCTCGATAAATGCAGCAAGTGCCGGCCGCGTTTTAGCAGTGCCAGGATCTGAAGTGTCGAAAAAGCGGTCCTGTTCGCGTAGTAATGCAAGCGTCTTGTTTTGGTGTTCATAGTAGGGGGGTATCTCCCTGATAAAATCTTTGATGTTAGCCACTAAAAGTCTCCCTCGGCACATTGCAGTGCGACCAGCCCTTCCTCACGCCACATGTTTACGACGCGACCCCTGTCTTCGAGAGCAATCGTCGGCACGAGTACGTTCTTTGGTAGAATAATTCTCCCTTCACGCATGTCGCGGAGCCACGTTCGTTTTATCTCAGTGTCAGCCGTGTGGTCCCCGTGCTTGCGCATGAGGATCAGGTCCCAGGGAATTTTGTACTTCTCCAACCACTCGATCGTCTGCTCCCGCACCAAAGAACTTCGCCCCGTAATCAATATTATCCCCCACCCCGCGGCTCGTAACGTACGCACGAGCGCGCAGGTAGGTTCAATTGGATCGTCCTTGTCCATGTTCGCGTAGAAGGAGTCCCAGTCTGCTTTGAAGGTGGCCTCCTTGTCGCTTTCGAACTGCGTGATAAAGTGTAGCCGCGCAGAACAGTCAGCGATCGTACCGTCTATGTCGACGATTATTGTTGGCTTTGGCTCAGTCATTCTCACTCCTTATAGAAGGCGTCCCACACATGCTCTTCTATTATTTCAAGACCATCAAGTACAGCAGTGCAGGCAGCTGCTAGCTCGGGGCTTTTGGGTCTGTACAGATAGGGCTCGTCTCCTCGGCTGGGGGTGAACTCTTGTCCTTCCCTGCGTTCAGCAGTATCTCGACCAGCTCTGCCTGCAGTCCCCGGCGAACCGTGCCCAGCTTCGCTAGGAGGGTGATCTCCGTTTCCTGCAGCTCTTCCAGCTCCGCCATCTTCTCCAGTGCTGCTACTGACTCCGCTGGTACGTCGGCCGAGACTTTGCCGGTCAGGAAGTCGTTGATCTCTTCCTGCCCTGCGTCGCTCTCCAAGAGCGCGATGAATTCCTTCGAGTCCTCCGGACCCAGCTCCACTGCTTTCATTCCCATGTTGTTCTCCTGCTTGTATTAACGTTTGAATGTGTCCTTCGCACAACTTAGTAACTTCTTTCCGAGATACCATGCGGCAATTCTCGGCACCATCTAGCGAATTCGCTAAGTGATCTCGTTCTAAGTCACTAAGTTCGATGTGAATTATTGTTTTCAAAACTGGTCTCCAATTTTACAACTTTTTCTGTCCTAGGGGGGGCTGTTTTTAGTGACCTGCTCCCGCATTAGTTCTTCGACTTCGTCGATGACTGCTTCCGCCTCTGAAAATAGCGCCCATGTGCCCACAAGAGAGTCTTCCATCTCTTCACCCAACGGGTACAGGTCAACGACGACACCTTCGTCCGTACGTCGTACGTACACGCTGATGTTGTCAACAGTGATCCATACTGAGGTGTGCTCTTCTTTGAGCACATAGTCTGACTCGCCTTCACGTTTCAGTGCTTTGCTCATGGTCTAAATCCCTTCGTGAGTTCCCTGTATTCAGCTTTTGCTCGCTGCTCGATGTCTTTACAAAAGTCGAAGTCCAATGTGCCGCCAGATTTAAGGCGCTCTTGTATGTTCGGACCATAATATCGATCCCACAAAAGAAACCACGTAATCTGAAGTGGTGTCATCTGCAGTATGTCAATCATGCCGACAAGTCCATCAGTGTCGGCCGCGTGAAGCCCGGTGGGTGCATCTTCGCTATCCACTTGCGTTCCACTTTGGTGACGTCGTTTGAGATCTCGCAGTCAACGTCCACGGATTGCTTGGTGCGCTCCGCGAGGGCACTTGCGTAGTTTGCAGCGTTCTCAAATCTAGTGAATGTCGTGCCCGCGACTATGTATTTTGTCGTCATGATTTGCTCCTGTGCTCAATATCGCTACACACGTAGCGATTTGTAAGAAGTTGCGGCGGATGCACAGCTTGGCATATGAAACGCTCGGGATGGGGCGCGGAGAGGACCAAGCTGCGCGGTACGTATACGACGCCGCCGCGCGCCGACGGAGGTTTCCTCTCCTTACAAGGTGTTGAACGTGTCCTCTTTGAAGTCGGCCGGGTTGAACGCGGCGAACTCTTGCAGCGCTATTAATGCAGCGTGTTGGTCACCAAGCACGATTGCATCTTCGACAGCATTTGCTTTTTCGTTGACTATGTCTCGTAGCCTCGAATAGGCTGCAAACTCTGCGTCGTACCGAGTTTTCTCAGCTGTTCGCGCTTTGGCGAATGCATACTCGAGAACGATGCTTTCAAAGTTTGGTTTACTGTAGGAAGAAGTTTCCTGTGAGTACTGATCTGCCCACTCTTGTGCGAATCGTTGCAGCTGTACGCCGGAAAACTTTACTTCACCAGTACGTAACCCATTGACCAAGTCGCGAGTGTTGTACGCCTTTTGGTTTACAGGAGCTTTACCGATCAGGTTAGCCTTTATACTACGTACGCGTGCTCGTGCGTGGTCAATTTGACCCATCATCATTTTAGGCATTATGCTATTCCTTTCGTTATTTTAGGCTTTTCGCCAAGTAAGTTGCCCGGTTTTATGCCGCTCCGGGCTAGCTGCTTCGAATTCAGATAGAAACAAACCTGATAATTTCCCAACGTCTTGGACTTTGCAGGTCTTACTCGCCAGTACCACCGCCCAGCGGCCCCAGGTTGTTCCATAAGTGACTTCATCGTTAGCGACTTATAGATTGTCCACGCCACTACATGGACAGCCGATTCGGATTTGGTGTAGAGGGAGGGAGTCGAACCCCCACGGATGAACCGACCACGGGGTTACAGCCCGGTACCCTTCCTATTGGGTGTCCTCTACTAGACGCCCCATTTGCAGGAGCTATCGCCGTGCTGCGGGCCGTATGGGCACCACATGCACGTGATCTTGTTCGGGTTGGGTGGGAACTCTTCCGCGGTCGTCATCTTGAGGGCGCGCTCGTTCCACGAGGGGAGGAAGCGCATCGCCTTCTCTCTGGTATAGTATTTGGTTGTGCGTGTGCTGGGCGGATGATCGAGATAGATGAACTCCACGTTGCACTCTTCCAGCGTTGGGTATCTCATGAACGAGCCCAACACGTAGAGCATGCCCTGCTGGCTGTGAGAGACCTCGTTCCCGAACTTCTTGCCAGACTTGTAGTCCGTGGGCGTCGCTGAGGTTGGCAGTTTGAAGCCAAGACCTCTAAGGGCATCGGAGTCAGGATCTATTTTGTAGTCGTCGTAGATGAAGTTATCGAGCTTCATCCGACACCACACGTCTTTGTCGAACCACCCTGTGGGCTCCCAGTCGATCGTGAAGCCCCAGTTCTCTTCCAGCTCTACCTCACCGTTGTTGTACTTGCCCTTCAGACCCTGAAAGTAAGCAGCATACCGTGTCATTTCTTTGGTGAGGGCAGCTTCGCCCTTTACGAACGCTTCG